TACAGTAACATTAACGTCATTAATATTCTGTGATAAAATGTTACTCATTTCTTATTACCTCCTGTTTATTTTTTATATCTGTTTTTACTGTTTCAATTGATTCAATTATTCTATTCTCAATAACATCAAAGGAAATTTCAACATCAAATGAATAACAGTAATTCCATTTTCCACCCTCAAAGTCATTTAGACTTTTTATATTTGACATATCTTTTATTCCAAAACCATTATTATTAATTATTTCTCTTTTTACATAGTTAATAATTTTAAATAGTTCATTAGCTAATGCAACGGATTCTGTCAAACTTTTGTGTCTACAGTTAAGCTGAAGTGTTGCATTATGTGTTTTTATATTCTGTTCTACTAAAGTTTTGTTTTCTTTTTCTACAACTTCTACACTTTGATTATGAAAGTCTGGACTGTAATTTATTATAAACATTTCAATATATGGATAGTTTGGAGTTTGAGCCAATATATCTCCATTGATTATTTGCCATTTGTTATCACTAAAACTATTCAACAATTTTCTAAAATCTTCAATCTTGTCCATCTTTTAACCTTTCCAAATAACAAATTATCAAATTTGCGTGTCCATTCTGTCTATAATCTTTTTTCCCTACAACCCTAAATTTATTTCCCAAATGGTCTATAACTTCATCTTTTATATCTATCTTGATATTTTCAGTTGTATAAAGTTTTCTATCTTCAAATCCAAGTGTAGTTCCTTGTGATTGGAATTTAATATAATCGGAATTTTTTAAATCAAATAATGCTCCTTTAAATTTTTTTCCTATTGTTTCGGGTATAAGTTCCCCATTCACCCATTCAGGTGCGGTTCTTGATAATGTCAATTCCTTAAAAAAACGGCTTGGTATTTTTACACTATCCATAAATTCACCTACTCTATTTCAAATCTTACTGAAGAAATCATAGTTCCTGTATCTACAAGTGGTTTACTTCCTTTTTTTCTTTTTAATGTACTATCTTTATTTGCAGCATAACCGCCTTTATTTATACTTTCCTGTATAAGTCTTACGGTTTCAACTCCTATTGTATTTAGTACAGTTGCTCCATCTGATCCATTTGTTATTGCCTGCATTATCACAGGCTTTAAAGTTTTATTTAAATAATCCTCAATATCTTTGGTAGCATTTCTAAAAAATGGACGTGGAACATTACCCTTACCACAGCCAAATTCAACATAAAAAGCATACTCAGATACTTTTGTTCCATTATTACTTTCTCCACCTATAAAACCAACTTTTATTGTATGGCTTGTTAAGTATTCAAGTATTTCTTTCATTTTTTCAAATTCTTTTAAATTAAGTTTTATTTCTACACCCATTTAAATCAACAACCTTTTCAATATTGGTACTATATGTTTCATAAAAGTTTCATTATCCTTGTAATTATAAGCAATGTCATCAATTTTATAACTTGAATATTTTTGTGCTTCATCATCCTGACTAAGCAAAAACATTGACTTGACAAGCATTGCTACATAATACTGTAAATCATTTGGAACTGTCCCATTTTCTCCAAAAATAAATCCTGAATTGTAGTTAAGAACAATTTTGTCTTTAAATGAAAATGAACATCCACAGTTACAGGAACAGAACATATCTGTAAACTCTATTTTCTTTGTCGTATTCATATAGTCGTCTTCTGATATTGCTTTATCATTTATAGTTATAGATTTTATTTCATTCATTGGAGGATAGGCAACCCATAATCTACTGATATTTATTTTCTTTTGGATTATTTCTTTCCTATCCTGTTTTTCCAAATCATAACCAATATAACTTTCAATCATATCAGACGCTGCTTTTATAAGAGTTTCGATGAAGCCAGACTGTTCCTGCTCCACCGTTACTCCTGTTAATTTTTCATATTGTCCTAATGTAATTATTGCTTTCATTAGTTTTCTCCTATGCTTTCTTTATTGGCACAAAGGCTTCAGGCAACATCACATTTCCACCAACCATTGTTTCAAAGTAATATCCTGTAAATCCTTTATTTGTAATATTGTCAGCAATCTTGATATTATAATTTGTATGTGTTACACCTAAATATTTTGATAAATCAGCAATTAATACAACTACATCTCCAGTATTTGCAGTATCGAATACTGGTAAAGTATCATCATAAATAATTGGCAAATTCCCTAATCTATCTTGTTTTGCTTCTCCGTATGCCTCTAAAAATAAAGGTCTTCCTGTTGTATCTTTCAACAAGAAAAAGTTTGGTGCTGATTCTCTATTCATTACAATTACGGCCCTGTCAGCATATTCTTGTTTTAATTTATATTTTGCTTTTGCTATTGTGTCATAATCTCCATTAGCTCCTGTAAAAGTCAATGCCCTTGCCGTTACATTTGAATCTATCAATATTCCAAATGGCTCTCCAGTTCCTGTTCCAAACATTATTTTTTCAGAAATCTTTTTAGTAAAGTTCTCAGCAACTCTTTCTAATACCAATGCCACAAATCCAACTACATCTGTTGCGATTAATTTATTTGAGAAAATTGGCAAAGCATAGATTTGGTGTAATTCTAATTCAACATTATCCAAAAGATTGATATTAGTTTCAGTTCTGTTTGCTGTTTCTCCAATAAATTTAACTTCCGTAGTTCCTATTGTTTCTCTAGGTACTTTTATAGAATATTCAGACATTGACATTTTAGAAACGTATGCCCATATATTTTTAACATCTTGAGCTCTTCTTAAAATTGTTCTGCTTAATTGTTGCAATACTGCTGGAGCTACTCCACTTGTTGTAGTATTTGTTGCTTTTTCAATTTCCAAGTAATCTAAAAAAGTTTTAACTGTGCCTTTGGAATCCGTATTAACCGACTTCATAAATCCTACAATTTCTTTTTCCAAGTCCGCTTCTGTCAATTCTTTTTCAGTTTCCTTTATTGATTTGAACTCTCTAGCAAATTCATTTAATTTGTCCTCAATTGATTTTTCAAATCCCTCTTTGTAATCTTCCAATGATTTTTCAAAATCCTCTTTAACAGTTTCAAGCTGCTTTTTTACCTCAGCACTTATATTTTCTTTTTTCAAAGTTTCATTAATCACATCTATTTGTTTCTGCACATTTTTTTCATATTCTCCAAAAAGTTTCATTAATTCTTCTCTATCCATATTTTCCTCCTTAAAATTTTTAAATGTTGATACACTACTTCCTGGTACTGCTCCTTTGATAACCATTGAGCCTTCCCAAACTTCAAATTCTTTTATAAGATATGCTCTAACCTGTCCTTTTTCAGTTTCAACATATCCCATTTCGCCTTTTAGAATTCTACCACCGACTGACATATCATATTTTGCACCTAATTTCATAAGTGAATATATTTTTGCAGCCTCTTTATTAAGATAATTTCCATTATCATCTTTTTCTAAATCCAGTTTAGCTCTAAATTTTAAATCTCCATTTTCAGCCCATAACTCCATTACTCCCAATTCACTGTCTTTTTTGTGCTGATGTAATAGAAAGGCTGTTTTTGAATTATCTTTTGTCTTAAAATTATTAATGGATTCTTCCAAAAAGAAATCTCCGTAACTATCCAAAACTTTTCCTTTTGTGAGTATTCCTTCAATAATTCCTTTTTCCATATCAGACTTTTCTATAATTGTTCCAACATCCTTTTGGAATATCCCTTTTGGCATTATTACCTCCTATACTTTAAATTTATATGTTGTTATACAATAACAATTTATAACCTCTTTAGCCTTGGCACCACTTTCGTGAGCATACATCAAATCATTTGAAAAAGGTTTGTCAATAGGCTTTTCCTCCCCATCCATTGCCAAATGATTTTCCCTGTGATGTTTCCCACCACCTACGTGTATCCAAACCTTAGTATTTACCAAAGTTTCCTTTGCCAATTCGTGCATAGAGTAGCCACTTGCTTTTGCTGTTTCAGTCCTTGCTATTGTCAAACTTCTATCTTTAGTCATTCCTTTTACATTGTCCTTAACCTCCTTAGCTATAGCCTTAGCATTCAAGCCTTCCGCCTGTCGCTCAGTTATTATTTTATTTATTTTATTTTTTGTTACTTCATCAATTTTAGTTACTGTTTCAGCAGCCTTTTTTTTATTAAAATCATTCAATCTTTTGTCTACAATATCATTGAAATTTGGTACTTTTTTACTTAGCCCATACATTTCATCTACTGCATTTATTGACTCTTCAGTTGCTCGTTTATGAGTTTCAATTAATATTTTTCCAATATTTTTTTTGAAAGTTTTAAAATCAATTGTTATTGTTTCCACATTTGCTTCAACACTATCAGCCAAATCATTAAAAGCTAAATCTGTTTTATTCTTGATATACTTAGTTACTCGTCCTCTAACAGTTCTCAATGCTTTTGCCTGTCTTAGCATTTCTTTTTTATTCACTTTCTTAGCCATTTCCTATAAATCCTCCGTACTTGAATTATTGTCAATTGGTTCTTTTTCTCCATTTATAACTTCATCAAAAGTTACTGGCATACCTTTTATTAAAATAACATTACCATTTGGAATAGAATCCAAATCCAATTTTTCCCTTTTTTCATTAACGGTGTGAATTTCAGAAGCATTTAAAGTATTTATCAATTCTAATTTGTTATCTTTTAAAACTTCAATATCTTCAGTAATAAAGTCAATTCTTTCAGAATTTTTAAAATCATTTGAAAACAACCGATTTATAGTAGCTTTTATTTGTTTACAGGCTGGAATAATATTTTCCGTATAAAGTGCTTCTTTTGCTTCTTTCATATTATTGTATTTTGCATTATCCTTACCACCTATAAGCAAATCAGGAACATTTAAAACATTTGATGTTATATTCCTTATTTCAACTAAAGCATTCATATAATCAAAATCAGTTGGTGCAAAATCCAACATTTGTATTTTTGAATTTTCATCAAATCCAGTTAATACTATTGGTTTTCCTATTCCGTCAGAGCCACTACTTTCCATTATTCTATCCTGAACCTTTTCAACAGTTTCTCCTGTTGCCAGCTGATCTAACAATATTAAAAATTGTCTTTTTCCACTATTTTTTAATATACTGTTATTCCAACGACTTATAAGACAAAAATAATCGTGTAACAATACTAATGATGTTATACGGTTTAATCCTCTTTTTTTGCTGTATAGATTTGGTATTCGTTTATAGGCAAAGTTTTCCAAATCTTTTCCAGAGTATTTTATTCCATTTATTTCTATGCTTTTTATTCCAAGTAAAATATTGTCATAAAATTCTATTATGTACTCGCTAGGAGCATATACCCATAAATCATATTTGTTGAAAAGTTTTTGCTTATGGATTAAAAACTCTCCATAAATAGTCCAATACAAATAACAATAATATAAAAAGTCATTCGTATCCATTGTAATGTTGGGACTTGTCAAACTTCTATAAACTATATTTTCTTTCTTTTCCTGTTTTTCCTTTTTTTCCCCCTCAAATACGCTCCAGTCTATTGCATAAAATCCTTGTTGCATTTTGTCTAATGCTGAACTTATAAATGGATTTTCTGGCAATTGCGTTAATAATTTGTTGATGTTAATATTGTAGGGACTAAGATTGAATGATTTATAATATTGAAGAAAATCATTAAAATCAAATGATTTATTTACATTTCTCTTAAAAACTTTTTTAAAAAAACCAAACATTTTTCACCTCCTACAATTTATTTCTGTATCTGCTTTTCAAATCTCGCTGTTTATATCTGGACAAAGCATAATCCAATGCGTCTTTAGTATGCGGGTCAAAGTTAAACATTTTCTTTTTATCCCCTATAATTGCCACACCATTTTCATCTTTTTTATATTTTAAATTTTTTAATTCCCTATAAGTATTTAAACACCTATCAGCAATCACAATTTCATTAAAGGATTGAAGTTTACCAATACGTCCTAACACATTACCAACCATTTTATCCGCTTTTTTCATCAATATTCCATTCATCTTAAATTCTTGAATTGTTTTTGGTTCTGCATAATCAGCAAATATTATTATCCCTTCTTCAGCAATATCATACAAAAAATCTTCCTGTAATATCTGAGCATTTGTCATTCCTTTGTTATAAAATTCATCATAAACATAAAGGATATTATTATCATAATCAATGGCCGCTCTTATTACAGCTGTGTATGAAATTTCAAATCCAAAATCCATTCCAGCAATATGCCATTCAATTCCTAATCGTGCAACTTGTTCGTCAACATATTCATTACTTGCTTTTTCTATATTGTTATAGACGAAATCTCCGTGATAACCAAATCTCCCTTTTTGTGCAATTTCTACTAAATATGGGTCTTTTTCCATATTAAGTTCTGCAATCGCACTTTTAGGAAGAAATTTGTTTTCCTTATAAGTCGAATGATTAACATAAATTCTTTGAATATATCCTGTTTCAGAATCCTTTATTTTTTTTATAAATTCCTTTTTCTCATATAATGTTTCCTCAGATACTTTCAAATATTCTGTTAAAAACCAATATGTCCAGTTAATAGAACTGTCAGGCTCTGCTGGATTTGTACTTATATACATATTCATTTTTATATTTGGCGTTCTAAGTCTATATCTTAATTGCTTAAAATCATTCCTGTTGCATTGATTTGCCTCTTCTATCCATATATCTGTAATACCTTTTATTGATTTTAAACGTCCAACTTCATCTAATCCCCTGAAAATAAATTTAGTTCCTGTTATTTTATTTTCTATTTCTAGCCGTCCTGTTTTAATAATAAAATAATCATTCAATTCAAGTTCATTTATAACATCGACTAAATCAGCAAATACACTATCTCTTATATCTCTATATACTTTTCTTATTCCTAATATTCTTCTTTTCTCTCTAAAGCTATTAATAATAAGTCTGGTTGCTACATTGTAACTTTTACCACTTCCATAACTACCAATAAGAAAATAAATATCCGCTGTGCTTTCTGTTATAAATCTTTTAAAATGATTATTAATATCTAACTCAACTTTCATTATTACTCCAGAATTATAAATTTTTGATGTGGATGCAATTCCTTGAAATGATTTATTAAAGGATTGTCATTTATAAAATAATTCCTATCTACATCTTTATAATCAACTTTCAATTCTTTTCCACCATCTCTAAACCTAAAGCCTTTGACTAATCTAAAATCTCCTCTTTCAATTCTTTCATCAAGCATTGCTTTAGTAATTTTATTTGAGGGAATTTCAACTACTTCTGTTTTTCTTGCCATTTTCTACACCTCAAATTTCTCTCTAGTTCTTTTTACTTTTCCATCTCCCACAATTTCGCTATCCGATTTATATTTAACTACAAAATTTTCACCTTTTTTAGTTATCACTCTATACTGGAATTTAACACCTGATGTATCTTGTGTTTTGATGTTGTGTAAAAAATCTACTTTTTTATTAAACTCTTCTTCATTCAAATCTATATCATATAAAATGTTATTTGTTCCCAATCCAAATCTCATTTCTTCTCCACTAATTTTAAGAGTTACGTTTTTATCAAAGCTAAATCCGTCTAAATATTTTTCAGCAAATTCGTCTAATAATTTTTCAACTTTTTCATTTACTTTTGTTTCCTCATTTGGCATTTGAGTAGTAGCATTTTGATTTTCGTTTTGGTTACTCATCTTCCTTATCCTCCATTTCTTCTATTGTGTTGTCTTCTTTAAAATTAAATTCTATTTTTGCATCTTGTACTGTTTCATCTTCAAGTTTCAATTTTTCAATTTCAACTTTTTCAGACTGTATTCCCTCGTTTACTAACTGTGCCTCAACTTCAAGAAGTTCATAGTTAGTTAATAGTTTTCCAGTCCGCATTATTTCCTTTTCTGTTTTTACAATTAAACTTAATTTCTTTTCGAGTGCTACAACCTCTTTTTCAGAATTTTCTTTTTTATTGATTAGTTGTATAATCCTTATCGCTGTATTCCTTTTTGCTATTGCTATATTTCTTAAAAAGTCAGGCAAATCATAATAGACTTCATCTATAATCTTCTGTGCCTGTTTTTCGGTTGCTTCTAATCTCATTTGTCTTATACTTCTGGCTTTTCTGTAATATGTAACTTCTGAAATATCATATTTTTTCATTACTTCATCTTTTGGAACATCGTTAATTATGTCTGATTTTATTTGTGTTTCTTTATTGTTTGCAACCTTTTGCAACTGGTTGCGTTTTGCGGTTGCATTTTTCTTCTTAATGGTTGCACTATTTTCTTTTTTTTTAACCCACTTTTCTCTACTAATCCAACTTTTGATAGTTCCTACTTTTTGATTATATTTTTCAGCCAATGCCCTTATGCTTGTTCCATTCTCATATTCGTACTTAATCAGTTCTTTTATGTCATTTGTCATTTCTCCTTGTCCTTTAATTCAAATCTAGTTTTTCATATTTTCTTATTACAACACCCTCATCAAATCGTTTTGGATATTCTTGTTTTATTTTTTCCAATTCCTTTTTTACTCTTTTATTTAATGGAAAGGCATATTTATGTTTTCCTTTTGTATAATATTCACTTGCATTTGAATCTATCTTTTTCAAAAATGTCAAACTTTGAGAGCCTTTACCATATTTACTATGAATTGATTTTGGATGCGTCTTTTTGCCATTTAATATAAAATATCTTTCTCCAGCTGTTCTTCCTAAATAAATCCAGTTTGTCGCCTGATATATTCCGCCTTTATGATTTTGTTCCGTATCAGCATAGGAAATAATCACATACAAGTCTGGACATTTATTTTTAAGAAATTTAATTGCCTTAGCCAATATTTCACTTACGAAATGCTTATGATTAGTTAATGCAACTCTTGTGAGTTCACAAATCCTATCTTGTTTCAATCCAAATTGTGTTCCCAAATTTACATTTGCACCTCTTGAGAAAATAACACATCCTATATATTTCCCATTTTCCCAAGCACCAACTTTAACTGTCTTACCTGCTGGCATACATTTTGAATAATGCCAGTTCTTACAGGCATATTCCGCTGCTTTAAAATCACACCAGTCTATTTTTAAATCATTCTTGTTCTCTTGCATCGAACACCTCCCCGCAATGTGGACAAGTTATATATTTTGGATCAAGTTTATCAAGTCTTGGCTGTTCCTCTTCAGATACTGGTTGAAAATCAATCTCTTTTACCAAATCCTCTAATTCCTTTTCTTCAAAACCTAAAATAGAAATATCAAAATCCAAGTTTTTTAATTCCATTAGTTCTTTTTGAATCTTATCCCTGTCAAAATCAGTTGCAAGTGTCAATTGATTGTCTGCTATTATATAAGCTCTTTTCTGTTCCTCAGATAAGTGAGAATGCCTTATTACTTCTACTTCGCTATATCCCAATTCTTTCAAGGCACATAGCCGTCCGTGTCCTGCTAACAGCATATTATCCTCATCTATTAACAGCGGAAGCATAAAATCAAAATTTTTAATAGAATTTTTTATTTTCTCTATATGCTCTATATCGTGTTGCTTTGCATTATTCTCATATTCCTTTATAAAATTAATGTTTATTTTCTCTATTTTCATTAAATCACTCCATTTTCTGAATCCCACCAAATCCCAACCACCTAAAAGGCTACACTATATATAAAATCAAGAGGGAGACTAAACAAAAAAAGCCGACTTATAAATAGACTATATTTCTATAGTTTATCTATAAATCGGCTCACAAGTTCTAAGTTTTTGCCAACTTATTCTATTCTATCTTTCAAAAAAAGTTTTCTTACTACTTTTCCATTTTCTATTATCGCTCTTGCTTCTGTCTTTTTGTTATTCTTTTTTAATTTTAAAATATCTATTATAAAAAATAACAAATTTCTATCTTTTTTTATTTCTTCTATCTGCTCTTTAGTAAGCATTCTATCACTCCTCTATTATACCTTATTTTATTCATATTTTCAACTATTTTGATTGTTTTTTATACTCTAATTGCAAAAAAATTAATAAGCCAAATTAAACAATAAATTACAAATAAATTTATTGACATACCAATTAAAAATGCTATTATGCTTGTTATTCTAAATTTTAATACTGCTATATTCTTTTTAAATTTTATTACTAAGCTAAAAATGAACCATATTAATATCAAAACTGTTGTTATAGTAAGTAGTACATTTATTGCTCTCATAATTATATCTAACATTTTATCCCTCCTTAAATGCCTTAAAATGATT